CTTATATCTCAGGGAATCAAAGCAGGTGACCACGTGGTATTTTCACCTGATAGTGAGTATGAGTTTAATGTGGATGGTGAGAAACTATATCGCATATATGACCATCAAATAACTATTAAGCTATGATAAATATAATTGATAACTTTTTAGACTCTGATACTTATACATCTATCTATCATAAGCTCAGTTCAAATGAGTTTACAGAAATACCTGTAGGAGATAAATCTTTTTGGGTACAGTTTAGTAATGAGGAGTTTGATCAGTTAGTATTAGATAAGATAAGTGAAGCTGAAGGAGTAGGGAGAAGAAACATACTTAGTTTTTTTAGAGTAGCTACTGATAAGGTTGATACCGATTGGAGGATTCATTCTGATGCTATCATAAATGGAGAAAGACCGGACAGAGCTTTGGTACTTTATCTATCTCCTTCTTCTATGCAAGGATTGCATGGTACTGCTTTTTGGAAACACAAAGAGCTTGGAGATTGTTTACCTGAAGATGTTTCTTTTAATAAGTTTGATGAGATTCTTTTGAGTGAGTCAAACAATGTAGACAAGTGGGACTTGCATTCAGTCGTAGGGTATAAGGTCAACAGAGCTTTGTGCTATCCATGCAATTACTTTCACAGTAAATATCCTAATGTTGGATGGTCTGAGGGAAGAATGGTATATGTAATGTTTTACAAGTAAGTTAATATGAATACAAAAGAATTAAAGCTCAGGATTATTCAGTCAGGATATAAGGCTGTTCAGCATCTTATTGAGGTAGCAGAAGAAAAGATTGTACACAAAGGTGTTGATGCTGATGGTGAGGTAATGGAGTTAGCTGCCGATAGGTTAAAGAACGCAGCAGCCACAAAGAAAATAGCTATCTTTGATGCATTCGAGATACTTAATAGAATAGAGTTAGAGAGAGAATCTCTTGATGCTATTGATAATGGTCCGAGTAAAGTTGATACAAAACAAGGATTTGCAGAACGACGTTCAAAATAATTTATATCGAGTACTTGATAAGTATATCCCGGCTAAGACTGTTGCAAAAAAAAATGCATCAGCAGCATGGGAGTATGGGTATGATAGTGATTATGATATGGTTGTTATCTCTAAGAATGGAACTATAGGTGAGGTTATAAGTATAGCCGGTCTTAATATAGCTTTGCCGACCAAGCCTGATGAATGTCATAAAAGAAGAGAGGCTAAGGAGGATCAGTATTGGGAAAGAGAAGACCTACCTAAGCCACTTGCTAAGATTCAAACTATTTTCCAATGGAACGACATGCCCACTGATTTTAAGAACAGATGGGTAGATTATATTGAGAAGCAGTTTGACTATCGTGAGGAAGGCTTTTGGTTTATGAACAATGGTATTGCTACTTACATGACGGGAGCACATTGGATGTACCTTCAGTGGGCAAGTATCGACGTAGGGTATCCCGATTTCCGTGAGGCTAATAGAATCTTTTGGATATTTTGGGAAGCGTGCAGGGCAGATAGTAGATGTTTTGGTATAGACTATTTAAAGATACGTCGTTCAGGATTCTCGTTCATGTCGTCATCAGAGTGTATCAATATAGGTACTCTTGTAAAAGATGCGCGTGTAGGTATATTATCAAAGACCGGAGCCGATGCTAAAAAAATGTTTACCGATAAGGTTGTGCCTATTAATAGCCGTCTTCCTTTTTTCTTCAAGCCTATTATGGATGGAATGGATAAGCCAAAGTCTGAATTGGCGTATCGCGTACCCGCTTCAAAGATTACGAAGAAGAACATGTTTAATGCTACGCAAGAGATAGTTGAAGGACTTGACACCACAATAGACTGGAAGAATACAGAAGACAACTCCTATGATGGAGAGAAGCTAAAGCTACTTGTGCATGATGAGAGTGGTAAGTGGACAAAGCCCAACAACATTAAAGAAAATTGGCGTGTAACTAAGACATGTTTACGTTTGGGTAGTAAGATTATCGGTAAGTGTATGATGGGTTCTACCTCTAACGCACTTGCTAAGGGGGGTCAAAACTTCAAAGACATCTATGAAGACTCTCGTATTACTACACGCAATGCAAATGGTCAGACTAAAAGCGGGCTATATGCTTTGTTTATTCCTATGGAGTGGAACATGGAAGGATTTATTGACATACACGGTATGCCGGTATTCCGTAAGCCCAAAGAAAAAGTAAGAGGAGTAGATGGAGGTTGGATAACTAATGGCGCCATTGACTTTTGGGAAGCTGAGGTAGATGGATTGAAGAACGATGCTGATGGCTTAAATGAATTTTATAGACAGTATCCACGTACCGAGTCGCATGCTTTTAGAGATGAGAGTAAGCAGTCGTTATTTAATCTGACTAAGATATATCAACAGATAGATTACAATGATAGCATCATAAAGGATCATGTTATAACTCGCGGTTCATTTATGTGGAAAGATGGAGTAAAAGATACTCAGGTTATTTTTAGTCCTGATAGGAAAGGGAGGTTCATAGTTAGTTGGACACCAAACAAAACACTTCAGAATAATGTTCATACTCGCAACGGAATTAAATATGCGGGTAATGAACACATTGGTTCTTTTGGTTGTGACCCATACGACATCTCTGCTGTTGTAGATGGCCGAGGATCTAATGGCTCACTGCATGGGATGACTAAGTTCCACATGGACGAAGCTCCTGTCAATGAGTTCTTCTTAGAATATATTGCCCGTCCTCAGACTGCTGAGATATTTTTTGAAGACGTGCTTATGGCATGTGTGTTTTATGGCATGCCTATCTTAGCAGAAAATAATAAACCTCGTTTGCTCTATCACTTTAAGAATAGAGGATATCGGGGATTTTGTATGAACAGACCTGACAAGATTTTTGCTAAGTTATCTGCAACAGAGAGAGAGCTTGGTGGCATACCTAATTCATCTGAAGATATAAAGCAAGCTCATGCTTCAGCTATTGAGTCTTACATAGAGAAGTGCATTGGTTTAGATTTAGAGGGTAAATATAGAGATCCTGAGGAAATGGGAACAATGCCCTTTGCAAGAACGCTTGAGGATTGGGCAAGGTTTGATATTAACAATAGAACAAAGTTTGATGCTTCGATAAGTTCGGGGTTAGCTATTATGGCAAATCAAAAACATCTATACATTCCGGAGAAAAAAGAAAGCAAAATAAGTATTAACTTCGCAAGATACAAGAATGATGGAACATTAAGCCAAATGATTCAATGAAAGATATAGCAATAAATATTCTCTCTACAAGTTTCCCAACTCAATTTGCTACAGATGCAGAAAAAGCTACGGATGCTTTTGGACTTCAGGTAGGTCAAGCAATTCAATATGAGTGGTTTAGAAAAGATGGTAGCTCTTGTAGATACTACAGTCAATGGAGAGACTTTCACCGCGTGCGTTTGTATGCGCGAGGAGAGCAGTCTGTTGCTAAATATAAAAATGAATTAGCTGTAGATGGGGATTTGTCTTATCTTAATTTAGACTGGACTCCTGTTCCTATTATACCAAAGTTTGTTGACATCGTTGTTAACGGAATGTCTGAGCGTTTATTTAAGGTAAAGGTATATGCTCAAGATGCTATGTCTCAATCAAAGAGAAACAAGTATCAAGAGATGGTTGAGACTCAGATGGCAGGTAAGCCTGTCTTACAAAGGATACAAGATTTAACAGGAGCAGATCCATTTATGATGGATCCTGATGAACTTCCTGAAAGTGATAATGAATTACAATTATACATGCAGCTTAACTATAAGCCTGCTATTGAGATTGCAGAAGAGGAAGCTATCAATACAGTTTTTGATTCTAATCATTATGATGATATACGAAAGAGACTTGATTATGACGAGACTGTATTAGGAATTTCAGTTGCTAAGCATGAGTTTCTTCAGGGATCAGGTGTTAAGATTTCTTATGTAGACCCTGCTAATATTGTATATAGTTATACGGAAGATCCACATTTTAAGGATTGTTTTTATTGGGGAGAGATTAAGACAATGCCACTTACGGAGTTGTATAAGATAGACCAATCATTAACTGCTGAAGATTTACAAGAAGTATCTCAGTATAGTCAAGGTTGGTATGACTATTATAATGTAGCTCGCTTCTATGAGAATAGCGTATTTACAAAAGATACTTGTACGTTAATGTATTTTAACTACAAGACTACTAAGAAAATAGTTTATAAAAGAAAGAAGTTTGACAATGGATCTACTCGTGTAATTGAGAAAGATGAAAACTTTAATCCGCCAAAAGAAATGATGGAGGAAGGTAACTTTGAAAAAATCGAAAAGATCATTGACGTTTGGTATGAGGGTATTATGGTTATGGGAACTAACAAGCTTCTTCAATGGAGAATGTCCGAGAATATGGTTCGTCCTAAGTCAGCTACTCAGCATGCGTTACCAAACTATATAGCTTGTGCCCCTCGTATGTACAAAGGTGCTATCGAGTCGTTGGTTCGTCGTATGATTCCTTTTGCTGACTTGATTCAGATTACTCACCTAAAACTACAGCAAGTCATTGCTCGCGTTGTTCCTGATGGTGTATTCATTGATGCTGATGGATTGAATGAGGTGGACTTGGGAACAGGTGCAGCCTACAATCCTGAGGATGCATTGAGGCTTTATTTTCAAACGGGTAGTGTAATAGGAAGAAGCTATACCCAAGACGGCGAGTTTAATAATGCTCGTGTTCCTATCACACAACTTACCTCTAACTCAGGAGCTGCTAAGACTCAGATGCTTATAGCTAACTATAATCATTATATGGATATGATTAGAACTGTTACGGGGCTTAATGAGGCTCGTGATGGAAGTACTCCTGATCCAAACTCTTTGGTTGGATTGCAGAAATTAGCAGCGCTTAATTCAAATACAGCGACTCGTCATATTCTTGATGCAGGACTATATATATACCGAACATTGGCAGAGGCTATCACATATCGTATTGCTGATATATTGCAGTATTCTGATTTCAAAGATGAGTTTATCAATCAGATAGGTAAGTTTAATGTTTCGATATTAAATGATATATCAGACCTATACATCTACGACTTCGGCATCTTCATTGAGTTATCTCCTGATGAAGAACAACGTGCTCAGCTTGAGGCCAATATTCAAGTAGCATTGGCAAGCGGTAACATTGACATTGAAGATGCTATTGACATTAGAGAAATACGTAATCTGAAACTTGCTAATCAGTTGCTCAAGCTTAAGAGAACTAAGAAGCAGCAAAGGGAAGAGAAGATGAACATGCAGAAGCAAGCTCTTGTCTCTGAACAAAACTTAAAGTCTCAAGAGATGGCAGGTCAGGTTGCTATGCAAAAGATTCAGATGGAGTCTCAAGCTAAGATGCAAATCAAACAAGCTGAGGTGGCTTTTGATATTGAGAAGATGAAACAAGAAGCTATGCTTAAACAACAGCTGATGGCTGAAGAGTTTAAGTACACTCAACAACTTGCTCAAATTCAATCAGGTACATTGAGTCAGCGTGACATGCAGAAAGAAAAAGCTAAAGATGATAGGATAGGTATTCAGAATACTCAGCAGTCAAAACTAATTGAGCAGCGTAAGAATAATCTACCATCACTAAACTTTGAGTCTAATGAAGACAGCTTAGATGGTTTTGATTTTGCTGAATTTGAGCCACGATAAAAACATGTTAAAATTTTACCTAACTTTGTAAAAATTAAATCAAATGGAATTTACATCAGTAAGAGTTATTGACGGAAGCGATACTAAAGGTGTTGCTGAAAGAGAAGCTGAATTGCTTGCAAAACATGAAGCTGCTCAAGAAGCAGCAGATAACGCAGCAAGTGCAGCAGATGAAGGAGCGGGCATACCGGCTGCAGCAGCAGTTGAACCTGCACAAGAGAATGAGTTAAAAGAAGAAGACGTTCTTTCATATATTGGTAAACGATACAATAAGCAAATCAATTCATTTGATGAGTTGATGGCTGAGCGAGGTCAGGCTGAAGAGATGCCTGAAGACGTAGCTGCTTATATGAAATATAAAAAAGAAACTGGCCGTGGCTTTGATGACTTCGTTAAGTTGAAGGAAGACTTTGAAACCATGGACTCGGATAAGCTTTTAAAAAATTATCTTCACTCCACACAGGATGGACTTGATAGTGATGACATCGAGTCGTTAATGGAAGACTACACATACGATGAAGATCTTGATGATGAGTCAGCTGTTAAGAGGATAAAAATCGCAAGAAAAAAAGTTGTTGCGGAAGCAAAGAAGTATTTCAACGAGCAGAAGGAAAAATATAAAATGCCCCTTGAGTCAAGACCGGCGTCTATTTCCGAAAGTGACAATGAAGAGTTCAATGCATATAAGCAATACATGCAGCAATCAAAGACAGTCGAAGAGGAGAACAATCGTAAGCGTCAATGGTTTGACCAAAAGACAAATGAGTTGTTTAGCAATGAGTTCAAAGGTTTTGAGTTCGATGTGAATAACCGAAAACTTACATTCTCTCCGGGAGACGCCGCTGAGTTAAAGAAGATTCAATCTACTCCACAGAACTTTATTCAAAAGTACTTGGATGAGAGTGGTCTTATTAAAGACACAGCCGGATATCATAGATCGTTATCAATTGCAATGAACCCTGATAAGTTTGCTAAGTTCTTTTATGAACAAGGCATGTCAGACGCAACAGATGATGTTACACGCAAGATAAAGAATGTAAACATGTCAGAGCGTAGGGCAACAGAGGCAACATCAGGGACAGGTGGTTTTCAGGTTAAAGCAGTGAATCCTGACTCCGGAAGGGGATTAAAAATTCGCAGCGCAAAAAGAATATAAAATAAAAAACTAAGAAAATGGCAGTATTAAGTACCCCCGGATATGCGTTACAACCCGCTGCAGAGCAGGTGGCGTTATCCACAAACTACATCACAAGCTTTAGCTTCTTGAATCAGTATCTTCCTGATACTTACGAGAAAGAATTTGAGCGTTATGGTAACCGTACAGTATCTTCATTCTTGAGAATGGTAGGTGCTGAACTTCCTTCTAACTCTGACCAAATTAAATGGGCTGAGCAAGGACGTCTTCACCTTAAGTATACAAGTTGTACTGCATCAGCAGTTGCTGCAGGTGTTGGTACTTTCACTATCTCTGACACAGGCGCTACTACAGTAGCTATCCGTATTGGACAAACTGTATTTATTCAAGTTAACTCAACAGGAGCAAGCAACAGAGCAATCGTTACAGCTTCATCAGGGTTAGTTATTACTGTAGCTTTCTATGATACTACCGTGAACGTTGCTAATACTAACGTATGTACAATATTCATCTACGGTTCTGAGTTTAAGAAAGGAACTGTTGGAATGGTTGGTTCTTTGGAAGCAGAAGATTCAATCTATTCTAACAATCCTATTATCCTTAAAGACCGTTATGCGGTTAATGGATCTGACATGGCTCAAATCGGATGGGTTGAAGTAACTACTGAGAACGGAGCTACAGGATACCTTTGGTATTTGAAGTCTGAGCACGAGACTCGTCTTCGTTTTGAAGATTACTTAGAGACTGCAATGATCGAGGCTGTTCCTGCTGCTGCAAGCTCAGGTGCTTTGGCTGCAGGTTACATCGGTTCTGAAGGTGTGTTCTACGCTGTTAACTCTCGCGGTAACGTATGGGGTGCAGGTAACCCAACTGCTTTATCTGATTGGGACACTATCGTTGCTCGTTTAGATAAGCAAGGTGCTATCGAAGAAAATGTATTGTTCGTTAACCGTCAAATGGGATTTGATGTTGACAACATGTTGGCAGGATTGAATGGTCTTCCAAGTGCAGGTACAGGTGGAACCAACGGAGCGCAAGGTGCTTCTTTTGGATTGTTTGACAATGATGTTGAGATGGCATTGAACCTTGGGTTCAGCGGTTTCCGTCGTGGTTATGACTTCTACAAGTCTGATTGGAAATACTTGAATGATCCAACAATGCGTGGAGGTCTTAACGCTGCTAACCCCGGTGCAACAATCGGTACAGTTAACGGCTTATTGGTTCCTGCAGGATCTACTTCAGTGTATGATCAAATCATGGGTAAGAACGCTAAGCGTCCATTCTTGCACGTTCGCTACCGCGCAAGCGAAGCTGAAGATCGTCGTTACAAGACTTGGATCACAGGTTCTGCCGGAGGTGCTCAAACAAGCGACCTTGATGCAATGGAGGTTCAATTCCTTTCTGAGCGTTGCGTTTGTACCTTGGGTGCTAACAACTTTATGTTATTCCGTTACGGTTCTTAATCGTAACTCAACTTTAAAGAGGTATGCCTT